GACAGGAAATCGGAGAGCGATTTTGCCCCCTTCAGCGCACTTGAGAACATGCCAGCGAGACGCTCACCCGTCTCCTCCGCCGCGTCCTTCACATTCTTGACCTTGTCGGCGGCACCGCCGGCACTGTCCGCTACGCCATCGAGGCTAGCAGCGAGCCTGTTTGCCGCTTCCGCGCCAGTGTCCAAAACATCACCGTCACCTATCGGCTTCATCGAGTCAGCAAAGGCCTCAGCCACCGCCCTGCCCGCATTTGCAATTCGCTCACCGCCGCCTTCGATACTGGCGATTGCCTGCTCAAAGAACGCATCTGCCTGCGCCTGTACGGCACCACCGATATTTGAACGCCCCAGGGTGCCAAGCCCGATTGTGCTACCGAACGACGTGTCCGCAATCGCATTCCACGCGCTCCCCATTCCATTAACGAGCGAATCCCAACTCTTGGCAATTTCGGCAAACGCACGGGTGAAGGAACCCACGATCGCCGATGCTACGCCGGCCATGATTTCGAGCAACCCCCAAGCGGTGTGCCCAACACCCAGAAGTGTCGCCTTCCCTATTTCGTACACCCTGCGCAGCGCCTCGCCGATACCGCCCGCCGCCGACACCACTCGAGCAAGCCAATATACCAGTTCGCCCGCGCCCACGACGAGTAAGCCAATCCCTGTTCGCGCAATCGCGCCCTTGAGAAAGACCAGCGCTCCGGACAATGAAACCGTGGCCGCGGTGGCTGCCGCAAACGCAGCCACATAGCGAACCCCGACAACAGCAACAGCCGTCCCAACCCACGCTGCCATCCGACCAAGATTGTCCACCAGCCCGTCGATAACCGCGCGCAGACGGCCGCCCTCGCGCAGACTGTCGGTCAGCGCCTGAGCGAACTCGCCCATTGCCGGCACCAGCTCGACCGCCAATCGCTGACGCAGGTATTGCGAGATGAGGCCAAGCCGGCTCATCCGGTCGTTGGCCTGCTCAATGGCATCGGAGTCCGTCTGACTCAGCGCCAGGCCGTATTCCTCGATATCCCGCCGCGCCTGGCGCAGTGCACCCCCGCCCTGCGAAACCAACAGCACCATTTCACGGTTGCGCACGCCGAGGTCGCGCAGGATCGACGTGGTCTCACCAGTTGTCAGGCCCAACTCCTGCACCCGGTCCGCGATCGTCGCCAGCTTTTCATCGGCGTCCTTGCCGGCCAGGTCGTCGATCGACAGGCCGAGCTCATCCAGCGCGCGCTGTGCGTTGCCGCTCTTGCCGATGGATGCAATCTCGCGGTCAATGGTCTGCACGTCATTGGTCAGTGTCGACAGGCTGACACCAGCCTCATCCGCCGCCAGCTCGAGCGCACGGAACCCGCCGATAGACGACCCAAGGCGGCGCGCAGCCTTGGCCGACCTGTCGATCTCCTGCCCGCCCTTGAATGCCATGGCAGAGACGGCCGCCCCGGCCGCCGCCGCAGCGGCAGATATGGCCTGGAACTGACGCCGCATATTGCGCAGCGGATCCTTGACACGCTTTGCGCCACGTTCAAACTGGGCGCTGTCGAGCCCCAGATTGACGCGCAGCGCGCCGATGACGCTACCAGCCATTCAGTGTCTCCTCATCAAAGCCCGGTCCACCTTGTCCCAGGCGTCTATGCATTTCAGCAACTCGGCTCGCTGGTCCTTCTCGCCTGTCACGAACTCGACGTAATCAGGCGGGCGTTTCAGGTGCGGCAGCATTGCCGTCATCCAGATTTCAGACCGGCGGCTCTCCATCCGGCGCACCGCGCCCTCCATCTCCGTCGCGTAGAGCCGAGGCGTGATGTCCCAGAACCGCGCCGGATCGAAACCCGCCGCGATGTAGTTTTTCAGCAGGCCGGGAATATCTAGGCCGCCGCCCTCTTCGGCCTCTTCCCGTTTCCCGGCTTGGCCTTTGGGTCGGGGAAGCTGGCCTTCATCAGCCCCGACAGGGCATCTGCATTCTCGGCGATGATGTCATCGACCAGCCACCGATCAGCGACATCCGCGTGATAGCGCTGCAACGCGCCCATGAAGAGGTCGGTCACGATCGACAGGTCCGGCATCCACGCCTGTCCGGCACCCTCTGGCGGGTCCAGCTTTTCGAGCACATCCTGCCCGTGCTTTGCCTGCAGATCGGCCAGCACACTCATTCCCACGAACAGCGTATATTCCTTGCCGCCCGCCTCGATCTTCATGCTGCCTTGCGGATGCGTCATCACGAAATCACCCTGCTGTTGCTCGCCTGACGATCAAGGATCTTGATCGAGAGGTTCGCCATCGCCTTGTCACCAACCGTCCCGGTCGGCGTGAAGCTGTTGACATAACCGCGATAGGTGCGCCGCAACGATGTCCCGGCCGGGTCGATGTTGAACTCGATCAGGATTTCCTCGGGCGTTCCAGCGGCCGTGAGAGCGGCCAGCGCTTCCAGCGCGGTATCTCCTGCATCACCAGCCCAGAGCTGCTTTTCCTGCGACCAGTCAACAGATGCCAGAAGACCCGGCTGGTTCTCGCGCGTGCGACCGGGCGACTGCATATGCGTGACATCGACGTCCTCCGGAACCTGCTCCGGAAATGGCAGGGCCTCGAAACCGAACACCTGGGTGAAGGTGTGGTCATCGGCGCCGGGACTGCTCTCGCGCCCGATCCACAGCTCCCAATCATAGGCGACGTCGCCCGCAAACGCTTTTTGTGCCATCAGGTGGCCCTCCATGTGATGTTGAAATCTAGGCCCGTCCGGTATGGACGATCAGCCTGGTTGGTCCCGCCTTCGCGCGTGTCGCGTGCAGAAATGTGTTGAATTAACAGAAAGCCGCCGCCGCGATAGGCATTGAGCGCCGAGATCACAGCGCGCCCAACTTTCTTTGCCGACTCGAAGGTCAGCCCGTAGCAGTCCACCTGCACCCGACCCTCGTGCGGGCCGGTGCCGTTCATATGGATGTCCTCAAATCCAGACGCTACGTTAAGCACGATCGCCGGTAGCGCCGCTCCTTGCGGATGCGCACCCCAATTGACGCGCGTCCCGACCAACGCCGCGATCGACGGATCGGCCATCAGCAGCGCACGGAACTCTTCTTCCACGAACTATCTCCCCGCCGCCTGCCGTGCCGCCCTGGCCTCGGCCCGCTTGATGCTCTTTTCCAGCTCGATCCACAGGTTCTTGCTCAGACGATCCAGCAGCGCTCGCTGGTCCTGGTCCCAGGCTGGCCGCACGAATGATTGCGGCCCGTGATTGATGTTTCCGAACTCCTGGTTCCAGGCGGCCGGATCAGGACCAGGGCCGACGAACATCTCGACCGACGCCCTGTCGGCGCCGAACATCTTGCGATGCATCCTCGCCTGCCGTTTGCTCAACTTGGTGCTGACCGTGATCGACGACTTCAGATCCTCTCCGACCGTCGTCGGGTCATCAGGCGCCGCAGCCCGCATCAGATCCGCCATAGGCTCCGCCGCCTTCTTGAGCGACCGGCGCAGCACGCCCTTTCCCGCCGCCTTCGACAGCCGCTCGAGCTCGCGCTCCAGTTCCGCAAAACCGGATGTCGAGACCGTGAACGACATCAGAACGTGAGCAGTTGCGCCACCAGGCCGGCGCCATCCGTGATGCTGACCTCTCCGGCCAGATACCAACTGATACTGTCCAACCGAACGGCGACCACATCGCCAGCGGCGATGGCACCAACCGAGTAACCCGATGAGACATCGACATCGCCGATGCCGCCGACCTGCACGGTGGTCGCATCCGCGCCGACGATCGTCGGGGACAGCGAGCCCTCGGTGTCATTCCTGAGCACCAGGACCTGCCCACTGGATTTGGCATATTCCAGCGTGTCATCCGTTCCGGTCAGTGTCGTCTCGGTGATTTCGGTGACGAACGAACCCACCGCCGTTGCTACGATTTCAGCCATTTCCGCGCTCCCTTATTCCAAGTCGTCCCGCGCGGACGCGGTGATTTCCAGCCACCGGCGGCGCCCGCCAACTTCCTTGATGCCGGTGATGTCGTAGGTTTGCCCTTCGCAAAACAGCCGGTCCTTGGGTGTCAGCCCGGACGAAAACGACGACCAGCGCACGACGAACCGCGTGGTGATGGTCGCAGCAACCTCGCCCGCCCGCCATTTCTCGCCGTCGCTCACATCCGTCTTTTGCGCCCAGACCGGCTCGCCATGCCACAGTGGCCCGTCCTCGTCCTCCCAGACTTCAACAGACGAGAAACCATCGTCCACCAAATCGGCGCGCTGGAACCGAACCTGTCGGTCGAGTTGACCAGTTCTCACAGCTTGATCCTGTAACGTGCCAGCAGGGCTGACGCCGCCAGCGGCATCTCCGATGTGATGGTGCCAACGACCACCGCCTCGCGGTTCTCGTACCAGTGGGCGATCAGCATCTTGATCAGCACCTTCATCCCAGATTTGACATCAGCTGCAGCAGCCGCACCCGCTGTGATCGCGACCCGGACAGGATAGGCGCTGTCATCGTCAAGGGCGGGCAGGTCGCCAGTGCCAGTCATGTGCAGCACCGATGCCGCCCCCGAGGTGCTGTCGAGACGATAGGCTGCCACCGGCAGAGTCTGCTCCGCCCCGGCTGTGTCGAAATAGGTGATCGTCACACCACTGACCGGCTCGACCGGCAGCGTCAGCGGCGATGTCGGCCAGCTCGCCAGTTCGAGCATCCAGACCTGCTCCATGATGGCCCGGCCGAGAATGCCGGACGGGCCATCAAGGTATTCAACGACGCCAGCGATAAGCCCGTCGAACACGTCGTCTTCGTCGTCCCCGACCACGCGGCAGTGCGCCTTCGCCTCTTCCCTCGAGACTGGCAGAATCGATGGCGGCGTGACCAGCGACAGCCGCATCTCAGCCGCCCTGGCCCTGCAGCTCGGCCCAGACCGCATCGCGCTCGGCCGCCGTGACGGGATCGACTTCGTAACCATGATCCGCGATCAGGGCATTGATCGCATCCACCTCGGGCGCGCCTGATTTGGTAAAGGCGTCCTCTGGCAATTCGGCGATAGCCTCCGCGATCATCGACTTCCGCTCAGCAGCTGCGGCCTCTGCAGCTGCGGCCTCGGCCTCTGCCTCAGCAGCTGCGGCCTCTGCAGCTGCGGCCTCGGCCTCTGCCTCAGCAGCTGCGGCCTCTGCA